ACTCCGCGTGGGAGTACCTGGCCTGGCGGTGGAGGCGTACCCACCCGGACTGGCAGGTCGTCACCGGGACCGCCCCGGACGGCCCGTGGTGCAAGGCCGCCGCCGTCGCGCAGGCGCTGCCGCGGGCGACCGGGGAGGTCCTGATCGTCGCCGACGCGGACGTGTGGTGCCCCGGCGTCACCCAGGCGGTGGACGCCGTCGCGAACGGGGCGGGGTGGGCGGTCCCGCACGGCCTGGTCCACCGCCTCACGCCGGACGCCACCATGGCGGTGCTGGCCGGCGGGCCCCTGCTCGGCCCGGTGGTGCAGTTCCCGTACCGCGGGTACCCGGGCGGCGGCATGACCGTCCTGACCCGGGAGACGTACGAGCAGGTGCCCCTCGACCCGCGGTTCGCCGGGTGGGGCCAGGAAGACGAGTCGTGGGCGCTCGCGTTGACGTGCCTGACGGGTGCGCCGTGGCGCGGTGACGCCCCGCTGTGGCACCTGTGGCACCCGCCGCAGCCCCGCACCACCCGACGCTGGGGATCGGATGCCTCACGCGCCCTGTGGGCCCGCTACTGCCAGGCTGCCGCCGACCCTGACGCCATGCGCGCACTACTCGCCGAGGGGGTGACACCGTGACGGACCTGGCTACAACCAGCGACCTGGAGGCCCGGCTCGGTCGGGACCTGACCGACGACGAGTCCGCCCGCGCCACCGCCCTACTGGGCGACGCGTCCGCGCTGGTGCGGGACTTCACCCGGCAGGACTTCACCGCCGTGTCCGGCGACACGATCATCCTGCGACCGGTCGGAGCCATGCTGCGACTGCCGCAGCGCCCCGTCACCACAGTGACGTCCGTGGCCGCGGTCGCCCCGGACGGCACCAGCACCAGCACCATGACGGGCTGGTCGTGGGACGGCCGCGACAAGATCGACCTCACCTACGGCGAATTCCACCCCGACTGGTCATCGTCGGCCTGGCGCGACCGTGCCACCCCCGACACCTACCAGGTGGTCTACGACCACGGGTACGCCACGATCCCGCCGGTGGTGGTGGCCACGGTGTGCGCGATGGTCCTGCGCACCCTGCTCTCCCCGTCGATGACCCCGGGCATGGTCGCCGAGCGGATCGGCGCGTACAACTACCAGCTCCAGCAGGGCGGCGGGGCCGCCGGCGCGTCCGTCGTCATGACCGACGCCGACGAGAAGGTGCTGCGCCGGTACGGGCCGCGCCGCGCCGGGACGATCGGAGTGGAGGCAGGATGAGCGGAACTCTGCACGTCGTGCCTGTCGCCGACCTCGTCGGCCACGACACCAGCACCTCGGAAGCGGATTGCATATGCAGGCCCGAGACCCGCCCGGTGACGCGAGCCGACGGTTCCATCGGGTGGCTGATCGTCCATCACTCCCTGGACTGCCGCGAGCACCTGGAGGCGGGATGAGCAGCGCGAAGGTCCCTGACCGGCTGATGCCGCACACCGTCACCGTGGTGACGCCGGCGACGTCGACGGACGGCTACGGCGACACGGTCTATGACTACGGGCCCGGGGCGACCCGCATCACCGGTGTGCGGGCGTGGGTGCAGCAGGACCAGCGCGCCCAGGTCCCCACCGCCGGTGCGGACCCGCTGCAGGCCAAGTGGCTGCTCGTGACCAACCATTCGCCGATCGACCGGCGGGCCCGCATCGAGTGGACCGGCCCGTCCGGCGCGATGGTGTTTGAGCTCGACGGGCAGCCCGGCCCGATGTTCACCCCGCTGCAGATGGCGAACACCGGCAGCACCGCGCCGCACCACACCGAGCTGAGCTTGAAGATCGTGGACGGGTGATCGCATGGCCAGAGTCATCGAGCGGTTCGAGCTGAACTCCGCGGGCGCCGACGCGCTGCTCAAGTCCAACGGGGTGCGCAACGACCTGCTGCGCCGGGCCATTGCGGTGGCGAACTGGGCGCGCCCGTACTACGAGGCCGCCCTCGCCGACTCCGGCACGCAAACCCCTGTGCGGGTCATCGCCGACACCTACATCGGGCGCGGCCGCGCCGGCGCCACCGTCATCGCCGTCCACCCGAGATCACTGGGTGTGGAGCGCAGGCACGGGTACTTCCGCGGCGCCATGTCCGCCGCCCGCGAGTAGGAGGGCCGCGTGTCGTTCCCCGACCCCACAGCCCTGCTCATCACCTACCTGACGCCGCTGCTGGACCCCGCGGCGGTCGTCTCCCGGGTGCCGGACCCGCGGCCCACCCAGCTCGTCCAGGTCCGCCGCTCCGGCGGAGGCGCCCTGCCCCCGGTGCGGGACAGTACCCGCATGGACATCTGGGCCTGGGCCGCCACCGACAACGCCGCCGCCGACCTCGCGACGACCGTCCGCACCGCGATCTGGGCCCTGGCCGGCACCACCCTGCTCGGCGGCGTGCAGTGCTACCGGGTGCAGGAGTTCATGGCCCCCCGCGCCGACGAGGACCCCACGACCAACAGCCCCCGCTCGTGGGCGACGTACACCCTGGATCTCCGCGCGAACGCGGTGATCAGCCCCGCACCACCCGCCTGACCTGTTCTCCCGGTGATGTCCGCGCGCCCGGGTAACCCGCCCTTCACCGTGAGGAGATCACCATGTCCCTGGCCGCAGACGAAGTCCGCGTAGGGATCACCGGCGAGATGTTCTCGGCCCCGCTGGCCACATCCGCCCCCACCGACAGAAGCACCGCCCTGCCCGCCGCCTGGATCGGACACGGCTACGTCACCGACGACGGCGTCACCGAGGCCTGGGACGACTCCGTCGACACGATCGTCGCCTGGCAGAACGCCACCACCGTCCGGGCCACCCGCACCGAGAGCACGCTGACGCTCGCGTGCACCCTGCTCCAGACCCGCGGTAGCAACCTGGAGCTGTTCTACCCGGGCTCGTTCGTCGAGACGAACGGCGACGAGTACAAGATCGACGTGAAGGCGCCCACCACCGACCGGCGCAGCTTCGTCCTCAACGTCGTCGACGGCGACGACGTCATCCGGATCTACCTGCCCAACGCCGAGCTCACCGACCGCGGCGAGGTCCCGTACAAGAACGGCGACGCCGTCATGTACCCGGTGACCATCACCGCCTTTCCGAACTCGTCCAACATCCTGATGACGAAGTTCAGCAACAGCGCGGCCTGGGCGACGGACATCGCCGGGTCCTGAAGACCACGTGCCGGGGGCATCTCGCGCGGAGTGTCCCCGGCACGTGCACCACCCCGTCCGCGCGCCCGCACACAAGGAGATCCGCGCATGGTGTTTGACGCCCGTCAGGCCGCCGAGAAGGCGTCCTGGGACCCGTTCCAGTTCATCGGTCTCGACGGCAAGACCTACCAGCTCCCGAACATCGCCTCGATGACCGGCGCCCAGACCACACGGTTCAACGAGGGCGACGCGACCGTTCTGGAGGAGGTCGCCGGCCCCGACACCTACGCCGCGCTGATGGCGCTGCCGAACGGCGTCGCCGAGGACCTGGTGAGGCTGTGGCAGCGGCACGGCAGCGCGGGAAAAGGGCCCTCGCCCTCCTCGGCGACCCGGCCGCGCGCGAAGCGCTCGAAGTAGACCTGCAGCTCCGCGGCCACCAGGGAGGCCTCGACGGGCTGACGCTGCGGCGCATCGCGTGGTTGCACACCGCCCTGTGCCAGGACCCGCACACCCTGACCGCCCAGGTAGCCGGCAGCGACGGCTACACCCTGACCGAGCACCTGCTGTTCCTCGCCGTCGACCAGCTCCGCACCTCGAACTGGATGCGGTCCAAGGACGGCGCGAAGGGCCGAAACCGGCCCCGGCCGCTCAGCCCCCTCGCCCGGCCGCGGGGGATCCGCACCGGGCACACGGACCGGTCACCGTCCGAGGTGATGGAAGTGCTGGCCCGCATGGCGCCGGCCCGCACAACTGCGTAGAGGGAGGCCCGCCATGGCCAGCGGCAGCGGTGAGGAAGTCGGCGTCGCGTTCGTACGGCTCGTGCCCTCCATGCGGGGGTTCGGGCCGGCCGCCGGGCAAGCCATGGGCGACGAACTGGAACGCCCTGCCGAACAGGCCGGCGAGGACTCCAGCCGGAGCTTCGGCGCCAAGTTCAAGCTCGGCCTGGCCGCGGTAGGCGTCGCCGCAGGCGCGGTCCTCGCGCACGGCATCACCGAGGCCTTGGGCCGCGAGAAAATCGAGGGGAAGCTCGCCGCGCAGCTGGGCACCACCCCCCAGGTCGCGCAGAAGTACGGGAAGATCGCAGGCGGTCTGTACGCCAACGCGGTCACCGACGACTTCGAGACCGCCGCCGAGGCCGTGAAAGCGACCGTGTCCGCCGGGCTGGCTCCACCCGGGGCGACGAACAAGCAGATCCAGTCCATCGCCACCAAGGTGTCCGACCTGGCCTCGACGTTCGACCAGGACCTCGGCGGCGTCACCAACGCCGTGTCGCAGATGCTCCGCACCGGGCTGGCGAAGAACGCCACCGAGGCCACGGACATCCTCACCCGCGGGTTCCAGACCAACGCCAACAAGGCCGACGACCTCGTCGACACCCTCAACGAGTACGGCACCCAGTT